CCCTCTCGGCGGGCTACGGGGTGCAGCTCTGGGGCATCTGGCAACACCTGAAAGACATAGAACGATGTTATCCGCGCTCCGGCGTCGGGGGGTGGGTCTCGTCCTCCGGTCTGCGTCTGGTGTTTGCCGTGCAGGATAATGAAACCATCCGTTATTTCGCTACGGCAACGGGCGACGCCATGACGGAAACCGACATAAGGCACATGCCACCAAGCAAAATCCTTTGCCTTATGGACGGCGCTAACCCGCTGTTGGTTGACCGCTTTCTTTATAAAGGGGAACGGGAAGCGCAAGCGGGACAGCCGGGGTGAGGTGGGCGTTGATTTCTTGGGCAACAAAAAAGGGGTGATGTATGCCGATTGGAACGATTGAAACCGAAGCGGGTTTGATTGAGGCTTTGAGCGCAAAAGGGCGGTTTCTGTTTCAGGATGATGGTTACAACAACGGGCACAATTACGTTATCTATGAAACGCCTAACGGCAAGTTTGACCGGCCTAAAGCGATTGCTATTGTAGATGATGACGTGGCCGCCAAGTGGACGGCTCCGCACTATGAACAGCAAACCGACCATTACGGGCCGTGGTGTTCAACGTGGCACATACCGGAGTTCTGGCCGTGGCCTATTGAACCGCCGCCCGATGACGACTAGGTTAGGGGCGCGGTGCAGCGGGGACGCGATGACCGCCAACGTGCGAAAGCAGGGGGCGCGGCTTTCGGGCCGCGCCTTTGCGTTTAACCCTCTACTTTATTGGATGCACTGAATGGCTCAGAAAAGAATATCTAAGTTTGTTGTTGATAACTTGCGACTACAAGAACTTGCCGCAATCGTCGAGCAAAACAAGCCATTTTATGATGCGTTTTCGAGCTTCTTGCGAAGTAAAGGTTACACCGATGTTTCTGCTTTCATTAATGATAAAGATTCGGCCAAAGCTCGTTCAGTAATCGAGTCATATCTCACAAACCCGGCTGGTGCTACACTGCACGATGGGCTTGGAAGACCATACACTAACGGCAAAGCCAAATGGTATTTTCTCGCATGGATTCTTCGCGATGCTCCTGCCCAAAGACTTGAGCCACTGTTACGTTCAGTAGATGGGACAACTCTCGAAGAGAAAAAAGCTGTATTGATTAATCACTTGCGGGAGTTTATCGGGCCTATTTTCAAAGGCTCAGAAAAATGGACTTGGCCAGTTATTTCGGAAATTATGCTTAACAGACTAGAAGGAAGCAGACGCGCATTAAAGGGAACACACTTTGAATCGCTGGTTCGCAATTTGCTCACAGAGCTTTTTTCAGCCAATGATATTGGCTTAACCGTTGGTGAGAAGCAAATCACGATTAGCGATGAAACGTACGACATTCAGATAGTGTCCGGGAAATCAAAAATCCTGATACCTGTCAAAACGCGGGAAACAATGGGCGGAGGGCACGCAAATCTTTTTACTCGAGACATTCACAAATCTATAAGCGTTGCAAAAAAAAATGGGTACTCATGCATTCCAATAGTTATTGCAGAATCGTGGGGTGGAGACCTTGATTCTCTGCATTGCGAACACTTAATTTACATCCAAGCAAATCCAAATCAAACAGATGAAATCGGCCCAAAACTGGCAACTGAACTAGAGTTACTATTGCCTGTCTGGCGTGGTTTTTCGGAGGAATCATGAAAGATAACATCGCCATTAAGACTCATGAGATTGTTCATGTTCTTAAGGAAGAGCAAGGGGCTAGTACGGTAAGACCAGCGTCAGTGGCGTTTCAAGATACCATATTGCATGGTGATGCAGCTATGGTTCTTAAGGCAATACCAGATAAGCATGTCCAATGTATTGTCACAAGCCCACCATACTATTGCCAAAGAGACTATCAGGCAGACGGACAGCTTGGACAAGAACAATCACCTGAACAGTACATTGCTAAGCTCGTTCATATTTTTGGCGAGTGCCGCCGAGTCCTTCAGGACAATGGCACCCTCTGGCTCAATCTCGGCGACAAATACTCGGATGGCCGCTTATTGGGAATGCCTTGGCGCGTTGCTCTTGCCCTAGCGGCTGATGGGTGGATTCTTCGATCAGACATCATTTGGCAGAAGCCAAATGCAATGCCGTCTTCTGTCAAAACGCGCCCAACGACAGATCATGAATACATCTTTATGTTCTCAAAAGGAACTGACTACTATTACAATGCTGATTCTGTTCGAGAGCCGCACGTTACGTTCTCTGAAAATAGCAAAATGAAAGGAGGTAGAAATCACTTTGGAAAAGCAAATGGTACGCCAGAGGAAGGCAAGAACGCGGGGAACTCGAATCTTCATCGTGGTAGATGGGATCAAGCATTTCATCCATTAGGAAGAAACAAGCGTACAGTCTGGTCTATACCGTTATCGAAATATCGAGATGCCCACTTTGCAGTATTTCCAGAAAAGTTGGTTGAAACCTGCCTCCTAGCTGGGTCTCCTTCTGGAAGTTTGATACTTGATCCTTTCTCAGGAAGCGGAACAACGCTACTTGTTGCATCCCGTCTAAATCGGCACTTTTTGGGAATTGATTGCAATCTCGAATACTGCAAAATGGCTTTGAACAGACTCACTAGATATCAAAGCGACCTCTTCTCGTCAAACCAGCAAGTACGTGTGCTCCCTACCTCGGGCCTTGCCTGAAAAGCCCGTCTAGCCAGTCGTCGGCAATGGAGCGTCCGGGCTGGCGCTCCTCCTCCTGTTCGCGGGCTTTGCGCTCGCGCTCCCGCTGCCGGAGCCCCGCAGGTTAGTGCCGGCCAAGTTCGCGCCCCGCAAGTTAGCCTGCACCAAATCCGCGCCGGTCAAGTTCGCGCCCCGCAGGTTAGTGCCGGTCAAGTTCGCGCCGGTCAAGTTCGTGTCGGTCAGGTTAGCGCCGGCCAAGCTCGCGCCCCGCAGGTTAGTGCCGGCCAGGTTAGCGCCGGCCAAGCTCGCGCCCCGCAGGTTAGTGCCGGTCAGATCGGCACCAGTCAGGTCAGCACCAGTCAGGTTTGCGCCCCGCAGGTTAGTGCCGACCAAGTTTGCACCCCGCAAGTTAGCTCGCACCAAATCCGCACCGGTCAAGTTCGCCCCGGCCAAGTCAGCACCGGTCAAGTCAGCACCGGTCAAGTTCGCCCCGGCCAAGTCAGCCCCGGCCAAGTTCGCGCCGGTCAAGTGCGCCAAGACGAAATACGCCTCAATCAAATACGCACCAGCCATATCCGCGTTAGTGAGATCGGCGGCAGCCAGCTTCGCTTGTGCCAAGTTCGCCCCGACCAGCTTCGCTTGTGCCAAGTTCGCCCCGACCAGCTTCGCTCCGACCAATACAGCGCCCTCTAACCGCGCCTTTGTTAAGTGCGCGTCGGCCAAGTTCGCCTCGGTCAGATACGCTCGCACCAAATCCGCACCGGTCAAGTTCGCTCCGGCCAGATCAGCACCGCGCAGATTCGCACCGGTCAAGTTCGCGCCCCGCAGATCAGCGCCGATCAAATCTATTTCCTCATTCCACGCAAACCGAAGGCCACCGGGCTGGTCCGCGCACCACGCCGCATGCTGTTGAAGCCTGCTTGCTAACACGGCATTCATGGCAATACCTCTTTTAGGTTCACACCGGTCAAATTCGCACCGGTCAAATTCACACCGGTCAAATTTGCATTGGCCAAGTTCGCCCATACCAGCTCCGCACCGGTCAGATCCGCACCGGTCAGATCCGCACCGGTCAGATCCGCACCGGTCAAATTCGCGCTAGCCAAATGCGCACCGGTCAAATTCGCGCTAGCCAAATGCGCCCGTGCCAAATTCGCACCAGTCAAATTCGCATTGGCCAAATGCGCACCGGTCAGTTTCGCACCAGTCAAATGCGCATTGGCCAAATTCGCTCCGGCCAAATGCGCACCGACCAGCCGCGCCCCGTCCAAGTCAGCCCCCTCCAACCGCACACCGGCCAGATCAGCATCATCCAGCAATACCCCGGTCAGGTTAGCCCCGGTTAGGTTAGTGCCCCCTAGCCGCGCACCGGTCAGATCAGCATCGTCCAGCTTCGCCCCGGCCAAGTTCGCGCCAGCCAACCGCGCCCCGGTCAGATTCGCCCAAGCCAAGTTCGCGTCACTGAAGTTCGCGCCAGCCAACCGCGCCCCGGTCAGATTCGCCCAAGCCAAGTTCGCGTCACTGAAGTTCGCGCCGGCGAGATCAGCATCCCGCAAATCGGCATCCCGCAAATCTGCACCGGCCAGATCCGCGCCGCGCAGGTTCATCCCGCTATCCCACGTCAACCGGATGCCATCCGGTTGACCAGCCCGCCAAGCCGCGTGCTGTTTCAGCTTAAGTGCTACTTGGGGATTCATCGCAATACCCTCGTCAAGTTTGAATCGGCCAGCTGCGCACCAACGCAGCCGGCCAAGAACACTTGCTACACCCATTGCGACACAAATCGTTGCAGCAAGTACAAAGCGATTGTATTTGTTGTCACATCTAGCGTCAAGCAACAACTCAGCGCGGTCTCTTTTCTGACTATGATCGTGATGTCATGATGGCGACATGGATATAAAACTTTCCCTAGACATTGATATTCCACACAACGCCCCATTCAATCGAAAAACATTGCCAGCTTTCGGCGCGGCTTTCGATAGTCTAGTTAACCTTGCACATCAAAAATGGATGCAATATGCCTTGGGAACCCCGTTACCCGATGGCAGCGTCATTACGCCACGCTCGGGCAGTTATGCCCGCAGCATTGCGACGCGGCAGCTAGGGGAATTCTCGTTTGAAATCTACTCCGACTCGCCCTACGCGATATCGATTGAGGCTGGCATGCCCGCGCGCGACCTACATAAACTCCTCTCGCGCAGCCGCCGAACCCGCCTATCAAAAAAAGGGAAGCGATATTTAATTATTCCGTTTCGCTGGGGAACACCGGGAACGGCCAATGGCCCTAGAGTGGGTTTTGGGCACAACGTGATGCCGCAGCAGGTCCATGACGCGTGGCTATCCCAAAAATTGGGGGCGGCCAGCCGCATTATCGGAGAGACAACGCGCATTTCTGCTACGGGCGATGTTGTACCCCAAAAAATCTATAAATGGGGCGGACGGCTTCAGCAGAACGATCTTACGGCGATGGGCATCGGAACGACTTTTCGTGGAAAGACGTACAAAACACATCCAATGGCCGGCATGGTACAGATGCGCCGCCCCGGCGGGAAAGGGGGCGGTAAACACTCGCAATATTTGACATTCCGTGTCCTATCAGAAGATTCGCCGGGCTGGCGTGTGCCAGCTGTGCCGGGGAAATGGCCCGCAAAAACCGTAGGGCAAGAGATCGAACGAATCGGCCCAGAGATTTTGCGCAAGGCCATGGAGCATGATATTGCCCAAATTTTGGGGGCTAGCTAATGGAAATCGCCGCACTACTCCCCGTGGCCGTCGGCACAGCGGTTGATATATCGCTGAATGTCGATGCGAAAACCAGCTGGCTACGCCTGTTACGAAAAACCGGCCCGAACGCCAACTTTTCAGGCCCAGCGGATCCGGATGCGTTCCGCGTTATCGACGCCAGCATTACGCCCGCATCGCAAACACGTTTATTTTCGTCGTTACTGGATACCGACGTACTAGATCAGCACGTCTATACATATATGGCGTTCGCGTATCGCGCGCCGGAATGGCTTGCGTCCGCCACACGAGATATCACCGTCAACCCAACACTACAGGACGACCCGATAGACGTTGTTGATTATGTTGTGCAACGCATTGATGTCGGCCTACAAAACGAACTCCGAGCAGGGCGCTTACAGAGCGAACATGGGATAATCCCTGTTTTTACTGGACCACCCCAAGCACAAACACCGGCATTCCCTCTAGTGACCGTTCATTGCGACGCCATCACTTCTGACGAGCGGGCCATTGGGGAGCATATTGCTCCGGATTTATTGGACACACCCGGCCCGCCCGAACACAACGCAGGACAATGGCTCATTGGGGAGGGATGGCTTTCAAAAATCTCCATAACAATTACCGGCTACTCTTTGAATCTCACCGAGCGCACTCGTCTGCGCAGCGCATTGCGACGCATCATTCAGGGGAATTTGCAAATCTTCTCCAGCGTCGGGATGTTTAGTATTGATTTTTCTCAGCACGATCAAGAGGATTTTGAGTCGTACAATGTCCCTATCTACATGACTGTCGGCACGTTCACAGCCGTGTCACCAGAAATCGCAATAGGCACCACGCATCCGATTGATAATACCGATACCCAGGTAATCACCTATGAACATGAATGACGACACTCCGGATACCGTACCGGGCGATGCGCCAAACGATGTTACGCCGCCCCCAACCGTCGATGATGGGAATGCCGATATCCCCATGTCTGCCATGGAATACTGCGCATTGCGTTCGCGCTATGATCATCGCCCGGAACTGCTTGGAGCGTTCTTTGCTTCTTGCAAACAGCACCAACCGTCCGACAATATGATCACCGCGACAGAATGGACAAAACGTTTTAACGATTTCTGCGGCGCAAAACAGACGCCGCACGGAGTATAACCATGGCCGTCTTCTTTAATGGGCAAGTCCTCACTACTCCGGGCGTGTCGAGCGTTGTGCTCGACCAGGGCATGCTAGACCAAAACCCGGCAACCGGAAACACGCTGGCGATTCTCGGCATCAGTGCCGGCGGCGTGCCCAATGTTCCGACATATTTCCACAGCATTCCGGACGCGCGCGCGGCACTCGTTAGCGGGGATCTGCTGCGCGCTGTTGAGTTGGCGTTCTCGCCCAGCGCGGAAACAGGAGCCCCACAATCGATTTGTGCCGTACGCATTGGGACGCCCCTGCAATCATCGCTGACGCTGAACAATAGCGCGAGCACCGGCGTCATCAACCTAGTCTCGACCGACTATGGTGTTGGCACGAACAACATCAAAGTGAAGGTCGAAACAAGCACGGACGGAAACGGGAAGAAAGTCACAGTCAACAAAGGAACAACCCAATATGTGGGAGACAATTTGTGGCGAAACGCGTTGTGCGTCTATTACAGCGGATCTTCAACGTATGGATTGGTCACGCTGAACGACGCGGCTATATCACTGAGCGTCGCATCAACCGCGACCACCGTCACCGCTGATACCTTCTCGTTCGACGCTTATCCCACGGTGCAAGACGTCGCCAATCGCATCAACACCAACGTTGGCAGCGGTTGGGTAGCATCCGTCGTTGCAGGGTCCGCCGAGCGCTCCAGCGCAGTATTTGAAAACGTTACAAACAAAAACGTAAAGGGCTCATCCGTTACGAGTACATGGACGACGCTCACGCAACATACGGCGGCCATCGTTGAGTGGATCAACTCGACGCAAGAAGGGCTGCTGACAGCAACGCGCGTGACTGGCGCAACGTTGCCGCCTGCCAACATCGCTTTTACATATCTATCTGGCGGGAGCGATGGCAGCGTTCCAACAGTCGTTGACTGGGCCAACGGATTAAATACGCTACAAACAGAAGACGTACAATGGATTGTGCCGCTCAGCAGTGATCAGCTTGTTTGGGCGGCACTCTCCGCCCATTTAGGCTACATGTCGTCGATCGGGAAACGAGAACGGCGCGGTTTCGTCGGTGGAGCTGTCGGCACAACGAAAGCGACAGCGCTGACCAACGCCGCCAGCATCAATGACGATCGAGTTGGATACTGTTTTCCTGGCATTTTTCAGTACAACGATGCCAGTATTTTCGCGAAAAGAACGCCGACACTCTATCCAGCCTACATGACAGCCGTCCTGATCGCGGCTGGCTTTGCAGGGATGTCGCCCGGCGAGACGATGACAAACAAAAGCATCAAAGCACTCGGGCTTGAGCTTGCTCTTGTCGCTCCGGCTGATACCGACGCCCTTATTCAAGGGGGCGTCCTGAGCCTGTATAAAGATGCAAAGGGCACATTCCGCTGCGCGCGCGCACTGTCTACATGGCTCAACGATACGCGTTACAATCGCGTTGAGATCAGCACAGGGGCTGTCGTTGATTATGTGTCGCGCACAGTGCGCGACGTCGTTCAGGCATTTGTTGGCAAAAAAGGTACGCCGATAACGCTGAAAACCGTGAACGCGACCGTCGAAAGTACTCTCTATCGCTTTGCTCAACCCGAGCCTGTTGGACTCGGTATGCTCGTGGGGGATGCGGATTTTCCAGCGTACCGCAATATCACATCCAGCTTGGACGGCGATACGTTGCGCTTGTCGTTTGAGTGTTCGCCAGCGATTCCGATTAACTATGTGCTTGTGTCTATCCATATCACCCCATTTTCCACAACGATTGAGGCGGCGTAACGATGGCTATTACAAAGCTGGAGAACCGGAAAGTCCGTTCGGGCAATCGGATCCTGATTGAATTCGGCGGACAAGAAATCGGCCTCATTCAAGAACTACGGGCATCAGACGATTATTCCCCTGAACCGGCATCCGGTGTGGGCGATATTCACGTGCAAGAGTACGTGCCGACGATGGCCAGACATCAACTGCAAGTCAGTCAGGCTATTTTGTTCAAGGAATCGTTGCGTTCTGCCGGCGTATCATTGGAGAATGGAGATGATGCGCTGAAAGGACTGGTCTTTGATATCACGATCTATGACAAAGACGCAGGGGCGGAACCTACGGCAGGCAGCTATTTGCGTAAGTATGTCAACTGCAGCATTTCAAGCTGCGATACGGAAGTCCGCAAACACGCTATTCTCATGAACAATGCCAGCATTTTGGCGCTGGACTGCAAAGGAACGTCCATCTAATGGCACAAAACAAAGTGCTCACTGTCAACATCCCTGGCATCGGGCTGTTTACGTCACAGCCGCGCACGTTGCGCACAGAAATCGCGATCGGCGTCGAGTACACACGACTCACAGAAGGTATCCCCAACCCACCCGCGTGGCTGCATGGCATTTGTGACATCGTGAGTACGCTCAAGGTTTTGCTAACGGCATGGCCGGCAGGCTGGTCATTGGATGACTTGGATCCAGCCGACCCGGCGACAACCGCCGCCCTGCAGCAGATCTATCAGGGGGTGCTTGACGCAGAAGCGCGATTTCGCGGCAGAATCGCAACGCAATCTGAAAGCACAAGCACGGCTGCAGGCGAAGTCAGTCCAATGGTGGTTCAGAGATCGGTATCGGCTTCCGCCGAATGATCCACGTTTTTTAGACATTACGCCGTCCGAAATGCTGCTAGATTATTGGACGGCGGCTTACGCGGAAGAGATCGCGCGCGGAACATCCAGCTTTGAAGCAACAGACGATGAATGGGATGCCGAGGCAATCTTAGCGGCCTTGGAAAACGAGCCCGGCGATCAATGGGAAGATATGCCGCAGCTCGGCTTTGCTGGCCCGGAGATTAGAGAGTGACTGTATCAGTTAAAGTATCTACGGATATCAGCAATACGGAAGCGCAACTTCGGCGCGCGCGCGAAGAGCTGAAACGGGTCTCAGATCAGCTGAAATCCATGGGCAAGGACGCCAAGGATTTCGGCAAAATAGATTTCTCGCAAGTCGGCGGGCAGGACGCCGACAAGCACCTCGCAAAAATTCAACAGCAATACAAGGAGCTACTCAACCTTAATAGCGATCTTCGTCGGCGAATTCGAGTCTCAGGACAAGAAAACAGCAGCCCTTTCGACTTGGATTGGGCGCGGCTTGGGTTTCTGAATCCGCGCACGCAGGACATTCAGCGCCAAAATTTTTTACGCAACATTATGGCGGGAACGCCATGGCAGCCGCCGCTGACATCGCCACAAGACCCAGGCGCGCACGGAGAACCCCAGAATCGCGGCGGCAGCAGTGGGGGCGGCGGTCTCTCAACGTCCATGATCGGCGGGCTCCGAATGGGGCTCGGTTTTTTGGGGATCAATGCCGGGCTCGGGGCGCTGGGACAAGCGTTCACACTCGGCAAATCGCTCGCGACGGATACAGACCTCTTCATTCGGCGCACCCGCGAAGCCGGCGAATCTTTTGCGTCCACCCGAACGCGTCTCGAGCAACTCGGCAAAGATCTAGCGATTACAGACACAGAAGCCGCAAAGCTCGGCATTGCGTTTGCCACGACAGCGAACATCACAGACCAAGCGCAAGCGGCGGAGGGAACGCGGAACGCGATTGGCTTCGGACGCGGCTACGGAATTGACCCGGCCACCGCTGTACACGGATTCGGACAGCTACAGCTACTCGGGGCAGCCAGCGGCAACGGAATGTCGCAGCGACAAATGATGCTGCTGATCGGGAAAACGATCAGCGACGGCATGCTAGGCGGGAAAGCCGAGCAAGTGATTTCTGAACTGGGCACGCATGTTGAGCGCTTTGTTGCGCAAAATATGCGCGCTCCGGGCGACGTGGCAGACTATTTAGGATTACGGGCAGCCATGGGGCAGCTCGCGAACGACCCGAACCGCAATCTGCCTGGCTTGGCTAGCCACGGCGGAGCCTTGTACGAGCAAATGACGCAAGGCTTGCGGGGCAATGCCGGCGGGCTGGGTTCCGAAATGATTCGCGGGCGCGTACTGCAGCAGGCCGGATATGACCCGTGGGAAATCTATAATCTGCAACAACGGCTCACTCCGCTGACCCGCCTGAAAAACGGCAACACATATTACGAATCTTTTATGTCTTATGCTCAACAACAATTCGGCGGACAGCTCAACGACCCAAAAGATCGCGAACGGATTTTAGCAATGTTGTCTGCAACAACCGGGCAAAGCGCGGAATCTCTATACGCTTGGGATCAGGCGTATCAACAGTACAAAACAGGCCAATCCAATGCTGGAAAAAATGCGCTAGATTGGGATACAGAATTGCAGCGTGCTGGCGTATCTTCAGACAAACTAAATCCGTCAGGCATCAAAGAAATCGGCGACATCTTCGGGGCAGGAGACGACTTGCAGCGCCTAAAAGAAATTGGGGCGCGTTATCTGCAGCGCCCGGATTTACCCACCAAGGATAAAGGCGACCTTGCATCAGCCATAAAAGAAGGCGGCGCAGCAGATTTACGTAGCGCATTGCTGCGCGTCGCTGGAACACTGGGCATGACCCAGACAGAAGGAAGCAAGCTACAACAAACCATGGCCGACTTGATTAACACACTGACCGAGGTGATTGGTACCAAGCTTGTTGGCGCAATAACAGAGCTGGTCGATACTATCAAGCCAGTGAGCGGATGGCTAAAATCCATTGCTGAATTCCTTGGGATCAAATCAGAATCCGCCAATATTGGCGAAAAAGAATCCATTCCGACCGGCAAGAATGCGCCAATCCTATCGGCGGAGCGCTGGAAGTGGGAATTAAACCCCAAAAATTGGGGGACGTGGGAAACGCCAAATTGGGCCAAAAAACTCAACGGATGGATGAATAGAAACGATCCAAACGCACAGATGAATCGGCAACAAACTGCCGAAGCGATGCTAGCAAAAATAGAACAAGATCCAAGCTTATTCGGCAACACCCCAGAAAAAATTGCACGCGCAAAAGCAGAACAGCAGGCCATCATCGACGAAGAAAAAGCGAAGGCAGCCCCCGCCAAAGAGACGCAAAACCCATCGTTGCGTGGGAATTTGCAGTCGCAAACACAGAATGACGCAGCCAGCGTGATGCTGGGCGCGATTGCTGCGCCGGAAACGGGCACGCTTGCTGAACTCGATGATCCTAGCCGTTTTATCAGAACTCGCGAAACCCCCGATAAAAACAAAGGCCGATCCTCCAGCGCTTACGGGCCTGTACAGCTCACCAAAACGTACCTACAGGACTTTAAAAAACGGCAAGGGAGCAACTTGAATCCCGCCGAACAGGACTATTTAGATCGCCTCATCCAGCAGGGCCAGCAATTTCTGTCCGCAGATCGTCAGGGCGCATTGCACGACCCAATTTATGGCTACGGCGGGCGAGGGCAACTAGGCGACACAGCGCAACAGCGCGCGCTCTATCTCAGTATCGCCAAAAAAAGTCTTGTCAACTTGGCACAACAAGCCCCGAATTACGCGACGTTCATCCGGCGCTTTCGTGGGGAAGACGATCAGCGTTACTTCAATCTGATCCGGAAACAGAGCGGAAAAAGCCCAGAAGAACTGTTCCAAGAACTCAAAACCATGGACATTCGCAGCATGGGGAACGAGCCGCCAAGCAAGCGGGAACACGTGCACACCCCATTGCAATCGAAGCCGCGAGATAACGACTATACACCGCTACCCGCAGACGCGCCGCCCCCAGCGGCGGCGGCGGAAAAAGGGCCAACGGCTAGTTTAGATATCTATCTACATCAACGCGACGCGGCTGGCCGCCCGACCAGCGCGCCGCTCGAACATCGCATGGGGCTCAGTACGCAGAACAAGCGAGGCAGCATCCATGTTGACGAACTCTACGCATAACGACGCACATGGCAGCTAAAACAACCATCTTTTCCCCGTGCCGGCTTTATCGATATGTGCTATGGCGCGAATGGGAGCACGGCACGGGATACGCCATGTTTATCGGGCTCAATCCCAGTACGGCGGACGAAGTGCAGAACGATCCAACAGTACGGCGCTGTATCTTGTTTGCCCAAGAATGGGGGTACCGAGGGCTGTATATGACCAACGCGTTTGCGTACAGAGCCACGGATCCACGCGTTATGAAAGCGTTCGCCGAACCCATCGGCCACGAAAATGATCGCTATCTTTTGGAAGGAGCGGCCACGGCCGGCGTTGTTGTAGCGGCGTGGGGAACGCACGGCACCCACATGCAGCGCGAAACGTGCATCAAACGTTTGCTGCCCAACCTGCATTGCTTGGCAAAAACCCGTCACGGACACCCAGCGCATCCGCTGTATCTCAAAAAAACATTACGCCCGATTCCTTGGCCATGATCCGCACATTCCGTCCACAATGCAGAGTCTTGATCACAAAAAACGTCCAACGCAGCGGCGTCGCGAGCGAACAAGCGGGCGTTTTTGATATTACGCCGTGGCTCGGGGATACGGGCACAGTACAGTACAGAAAAAGCTTATATCAGCCGTGCGGATCAATTGTGATCGTAATCCCAGATCGGCCCTTTGGAATAAATGGCCGCACAGACTCACTGTATGGGCTGATTGAGCCAACAGATGGAATCGAGATTTATATGGCGCGCAGCCCAGAACAGTACGGCTGGAATGAAAGCGCAGTGGGAAACTGCCCGGCCTTGGCGCGCGGATTTGTGCGCAGCATCGCGCGAGACGAAAAAATAGGGGGCGACGGAAAACCCTCTCGCAATGTCATCATTCAGGGGCAAGACTACGGCGCTGTCTTTGATATGTTGCGCGTATGGAATCTAAAAACTGCCGTACTGGGCTATCCAGATATTTTCGATGCGTTCTACAAATACGGCGTCGATTACCAACCTCTTCCAACAGCAAAATTCATGCAGATTTTTGTAGATCTAGCCAATCAATGGCTGGATGCTATTTACAACAAGGGCGGATGGACATGGCGTATTGATACGGATTTTCGCGTCAGCGAAGGGACACACGTTATGCAAGGAATTAACGGGCAAGAAGGGCCTTTATGGGGATTGATGTTGCGCGAAATGGACTCGCCGTGGAATGAGCTTTTCTTAGAAGACCGCCAACAAAATCCGACGCTCGTCTACCGACCCACACCATGGCGTAGCTATGCGGCCAATGGCAACAGCTTAACAGGAAGCTATCTACCGCAAGGAACACAAACCATCACTGCAGAGAGCGTCGAGATTAACGACAGGGATATAGTGATGCTGTCGCCAAGCCGTTCCGATGCTGACGTGCAGAATATGTATTGGCTCAACAACCCAACTGCCATCCAAGGGCTCGTCATCAATCAAGTCATGGCGGCGGCGGTTCGCGGCGAAAACAACGAACTCATTTTCGATACGGGTCACGAACACAATGACCCTACGATATACGGGGAACGCCTGTTTACTGGCCAATTTAGACAATGGCCGAACGAGACCCAACAAAATCCCATTGGAGCCGCCAAGGCTAGCTGGGAAGCGAATAACAACACGCACTTTCCAGCTTGGTGGAAACAGCGCATGCTTTGGCTCCACCAAGCGAACAGAGACAATAGCATCTTTGAACAAGGAAGCATGCTCATCAAAGGGAATGAGCGCGTTCGTATTGGGCAATACATCGTTGTCTTGCGCGGAAACACGCAATGGGAAAGCTATGCACAAGACGTCGTGCATAGCTTTCAACCATATCAGAGTTATACTACTCAAATTTCCTTTGGGCGAGGAACTGGGTTTTGGGCTAGAACGCTCAACCCAGCCTCGCCCACCTTCCAAGAAGGCCGTCGAGGGGTTTACCGCTCTTGACACAAACCAGACGCGTCGCCGAGTCGTTCCGCGCCGCAGTCTATACAGCGAAACGTTCGCGGCAACGCATCATTTGCTGTGCGCACAACCCGAAAACGATGCTCGCCGCCGTTTAAGCAGTCTGCAACAAACGTTGTGTATACGACGAAATGCGTCGTCGTATACGCAAACGTTTTTAAACAGGCAGGACAATCTTGTTCATACCGAACAAACTCGTCCAGCCCATACCCATCGTCGTGACAAATCTCAATCTCAGCCCCGCAATACGGACATTCGGTATCGCTCATATCGAATGCCTGAGCTTAGATAACACCACCAGCCCCCACAGGAGGGGATTCGCATACCCGAGCCGCCAATGGGCGGGCCTCCATTCGCCGAACGGGATACGCGTGGAGTATTCATATTCACAGTCCTGCCGCGTGAGACTGAGCGTTAACGCACCGCGCCAGCTCACGCCCAAACTCCACACCGCGCCGTCCGGGTCGTGCCCGAGCCGCCGCATAACGTCCAGCAACGCTTGGATGCGTTGCCGCCCACTCGGGAGAATATCAAGACGGATGTTGATCTGCTGCATGGTTAGCGTCTCCAGTATGGAATGGGTTGCATTATTTAACAACTCATCACATCATACATCAATAGTTGCGCGGCCATATAATTTTTGACCCGGTGCGCGACAAGCCCCGCCGTTCAGGGCGGTTGCATCCGGGCCGAGTGATAGCGATAATGTCTTGGCCTAGCAAGGACTCCGAACCTCTAAACAACCGCAATGTTATTGGCTGTTGTTTACGCTGGCGACAAAAGGCCCGCATTGCGGGCCTTTTGTTTTCCTGAGAACACCATCAATTATTGGGTGATTGGCGTGGTCATGGTGGTGTAAGCCGCATGGAGTTGCGCTTTTTCTAGCAGCAGACTTAGATACTGTTTGTCATTACTGGTGGCTGCTTGTCCTTGGTTTTCCTCAATCCGTTGATTGAGGACTCGGATTCGATGCTCTATCGCGACGCGTAGTTTGTTGGCACGTTCGAGTTCCTGCCGATATTGTTTATCGGCATTTCCCACGTTTTCTTGGAGTGCTACGCGGGGTCGCTGTTTCATTAGGCGGCGCTCCAGTCTGGCGTTAAATGGCGCGGCAGTGGGTTACTCACGGCGCTGCGCATTGGGACAACTGGGCCATGCTGTTGGTATAGCATATAGCCGTTCTCGGCGGACTCCAAAACGGCAACGGGGCATTTGCATGTTGGGCAAACGTCGCGTGGCGTTGGGTTTGATTCGTTGCTCACAGTGGCTGTTCCTGTTGTTGTGCGCGTAGAAATGCGGCGAAAGACGAATCGTCAATACCCTCTAATGGGTTAGTCATCATATCTCTAAGCATGTATTTTTTAGCTAAACGTTCTCTAGCGCTATGTTCAATCGGGTGATCTGCGACTAGATCAATCAGATCGACGTTGTTTTTCTGTCCGAGCCGGTAGATCCGGCCATCACGCTGTGCGTGTAGCATCGCTGTTTGCGGGGTATCGTACTGTACGAGCCAGCGCCCACGCTGTGCGTTGAGCCCGACCGCTCCCGCATCGCTGGCCAGCAATATGTCTGCCGTAGGGGGCGTGTCTCCGTCTGGGCTGAACGCGCGCCTGATTGCATCTTTCTGCTCCGCAGAGTCTTCGCCCGTCAGTACAGCAACCCGATGTCCGTCGCGCTCCAAACGTTGCTGTAGAGCCCGAATAGTCTCTTTGTGATGCGCGAAGATAATGCCGGGCTGCTGCTGAGCACGACGCTCTTTTGCGATTTCCGCTGCGCGCTCCAGCTTGGGTGCGCCAGCCTGCAGGATTTGGAGTGCCCGCGCATGTTTCAAAACGCCAACATATTTCCCGACATTGCGCGCCAATGTTTCGTGCTCTGTGGGGTCCGTGTTTTTAAAAATGTCTGGCGCTAGTTGTTTAGCAGCCTGCATATTGACGCGTCCTTGCAGTTTTGAGGCGCGCATGGCTGCGGTCGCTTTATCCAGTGCCGCCAGTGCCGCGCCTTGTTCCGGCGATACAGGGACTCGTTCTTCTGTTCGGCTTGCCGAAACGCCTGGGTCAATGCGACCGGGGTATAGGTACGGTTGCAGCTCCAAGCGGAGCGCATCTTTTGAGGTTTGTGTGTTGGGACCATAGCGCCGCATAAACGCATTTCTGTCTGTGTGCCGAGACGGATCCATTTTTTGCAAAACATCGAACGCTTCATCGACTGAATTTTTGACAGGATCTGCCGTCGCGTTGATGTAATACGGGCTATTTGTACTTACAGCATCTAATACGTTTGCTAGGGAGCTATTTTTTTTCCCTTGGCGATTCAATAGATTATGACCCTCGTCTACGGTCATGAAATCCGATCGAATGCCTTCGCGCTGCATTAGATCACGCATCCATTGCGCGCGTTGCGCACCGGTCATAGCGTCCAGCTGTGTGGACAGTTGCTGTGGGGTAATGCCGGCGTGCTGCGCCCCAAGGAACAAAAGATCGTCACGCAATGCAGCATGCGTCGTTACAACAAAATGTGTGTCCGGATCTTTGAGCGCGGCTATGCGTTCATCCCGATTAGCTCCTGGGGTTGCGTGCCATTTGTAATGTTTGGTTGGGTCCAATGAGCGCAACGCTTCGCCGTTGAATTGCCCCTGTACAATGGATGGCACCGCAAAAATGCCGCGCTTTACTTTTCCGTCTGCATGGAGTTGTGTAAATGCGCCCAGTGAGATATTTGTTTTCCCGCTCCCGACGCCTTGCGCGAGCGCCAACCGTTTGTTCGCGATCAGCATTTTAATGGCGCGTTGCTGATTGACGTATCGCCCTGACATCGCGATCGGTCGTAATTCGATCGGCTGTCCTGCTTTAAATCTGCCGCCCGTTGCGGCGGCCAGTCCGGCCAGTCGTTGTTCGGCGACGTGTCCGAGCGTGTAGCGTTCGTCGTTGCTGAGCGGGATTTCCTGTTGCGCGTCTATGGCTGTGCCCAGCATATCCATTTGTGCCTGTTTGAATCCTTCGCGCGCCGTGCGCCGTTCTGCGCGCTCCTCGCGAATGCTGCCGGACGCGAATTTTCCGTTATTGCGATAGCGCATATCTGCGTCGAGAGACGCTTGTTCGCTGGCGCGCGTGCGTCGTAACGCCGGGTCCAGCGCATCTGCATGGCGCAAATGTTCTCGAATGTTCGTCCTACCGAGTTTGAGCGGCTGATCTGGTTGTAGGCTGTTGTATGCGTCGCAAAAGTGCTTGGCAACGTGTGAGCGGATCATGTCTTGTACGGCGGCATACGCATTTTCGCGCTCGCCCATTGCCTCAACATATTGAGGCCAGTCCAAGTTGGATTCGGCGACTTGTTGCTGTAGCTCAGAAACGCGGGTTTGCCATGCACTCCATTCCGGATTGATGGACATGTCCCCAAACATGTCCATCATTTCTTTTTGCGGTTCTTGGCGTTGCAGCTGAGCAAGTGCTTTCGATGTCTCGGAATCACTGTCCTGTTTTGCGATATGTTTCGCGAAGAACAGCCGAATTGCTTGCTGATCTTGGGCTGTTAAATCGCCGATCGGTTTGTATGCCGCAACGCCTTCTGGTGTCTTGCTGAGGGCTCGATGCATGGCTTCTGTAGCGCGATCATCCATCTGGATGTCTTGCTTTGCAAACGCGCTACGCTGCGCGCCGTACTCGCGGGTGACAAAATCATCTGCCCACGTATCTAGTAACGCCTGATGCTCATCAATCGGGCGGTTTTCTGTTACCAGCTTGCCAGCGCCGCCCGAATCGGCATCCATGGCACGACGTGTACGTGTCAACGGCAGTAAACGGCTCAATGTTTTTACATATTCATCCCGTTGGGGGGCGGGGATATTCGATGCGATAAAGGGCTGGCTGATGGCGTCTGCTAGAATGTCACGGGGGTTATCCCCGTCCGCCACCCGCCCTCCAAAATAGTCACGGATGGCTTGTTCTAAGCCGTTATTGGCGCGGAATGGTTGCGCCAATCGTTGTGTTGCTCCTGCGGCTGCAACACCGTTCAAATCCTGTCGCCGCGCAAATCCAGCCGGCAACCAATCCGGCTCGTCATGCTGGCCGGAAATAATGGCCGCCGCCGCGCGTTGCTGCTGCAGCAGCTCCCAATCAATCGGAGCTGTGAGCCGATCAAACCCAGCAGGGTCGATATCCGCTACCTGCTCGCCATTAATCGTGCGCAACTCTAAATGCTCGGGCTGTATGCCGATCGCGCGCAGTTGCGCATAAGCCGTGCTGCGATCGATGTTTCCGAGTGAGACCGTGAGCGTGCGATCGTTCTTGCTTTGCAGCGCCAGATTGAGCGCTGCTGCACTCTCAAACTCGCCCAGCGCGGTGCCGAGCAGTCCGCGTGCTTCGGCGAGTGCGGCCAGACGTTGACGATGCAACGTCGTCAGTTCCACCAAGTCGCCGCCATTTTCCGGGTCCAAGTGGGCGGCCTGGGCATGGTCGGCGGCGTCGAGCCAGACACGCGCTTGCTTCATCGCGTCGTTTGCGCGTTCCCGCGCATGATGTACGTGATATTCACCCAAGGCGCGCCGGGTCGTCTCTAAATCCTGCGGGCTTAGGTCTTGTTGTAGTCGTTTAGCTAACACTTGCGCTGCGCCGGCGATGCCTAGTACGTCAATCACGCTTCGATCAAGCAAAGCGTGACCACCTAGCGTTGTGCTGATCGCTGAAAACGCGTTGCTTGCTCCTGTTGCAATGTGTCGCCCAAGCGCTTGTTCGGGTGGAATGCCATCGCCGGCTTCTTTGTTAACCATACTCATAAATGACACAACCGTGTCCGTATCCTGAAGCGCTTGAATGTCTTGCAGTACGTCTGCTGTTGTGACGTTGTGCGTTGTTCTGATGTTGTATGCCTTTATTTCTTCGATATCATCACTTTTTTCTATTTTCGCTATTGCGTTTTTTGCGTCCCTTTCGTGTAGACGCAAGAGTTTTTCAACGCCCAGTAGGGCGATCGTATCTCGTACATTGTGCTGCTCGTCAATATTTGGGGGCGGCAGTGCTGGAGGCGTCCAGTCTTTGAGTTCCTGCTGTATTTCGTCTGCAAGGCTGGCAGGTTGCCCTGTTCTTTTTCGCTTCTCGTCTTGCTGCAAATGTTCGGACAGTTCTTGGCGCAGCTGATTTGCTCCGCCGGCTTGCGCGCTGGCGCGCTCCGCAAATTGATGAGACAGCCCTAATCCGGCATCGAATGGCCGAACCGGGTCCAAGTCTGCTACGCCGACTTGATCAGGGCGCGCGTTGCCGATGTCGATGGGCATATCGCCGGGCATATCGCCGGGCAGTAGTTCGCCTTGTTGGGCGCTGGCTAGCAATTGTTGCCGACGCTGATCTACGATCTCTTTGGCTTTTTTCAACAGTGCGGCGTGATGTTTTCTTTGCGCACGATTGTAGGCTTTTGGGGATAAATTGGCGTTTGCCGCAGCATCAAACTGAATATCGCTGTCTTTCCAGCCGACTATTTTAGCGACGGACTCAATAAAACGGCGCTGTTGTGTGCGGCGCTCTTGCGCGATATCCGCCTTAGCAGTGGATTTGTTTTGTGTAATCCCTTGTTCTTTGTCGCGCTGCCTTTGCTGTTGTTTTTCTTTTTTTTTCGCGTCGGCTTTCTGCTCTAGTTGTTCTCGATATGATTCGTTTGATTTGAGTCCACGCAACTTGAGATAGTTTAGCTTGCCACCAGCGCCGCCGATGACTCGCCAAACGTCTTTGTGTGTCGGATGCGGCTGCACGAGGACGGGCTGTCCTTTTTCATGCCCTGGCGGGTGCACCGTGATCCAGCGGGCTCCATCTGGGATGTGTTGTGCTTTGTATAGTGCAGGGATGTTGTCCAAGGTTGTCCACGGCAGCGAAAATATCTTCGGCTGCGTCTCTGGCTGCAACTTCATGCGTCTTATCCTCGCCTATAGTGATGCTGCTACCGCTTGGGTTTCGCGTGCAAAGCAGTCCAAGTCACCCCATATTTTGTTTAGCATCGATCGGTATTGGGTTGTGCATAACCCTAATGTGCGATGCATGTGTGTCCAGTCATCTGGGGTTGGTTGCGTATTAACCGGGACAGTGCATGCGCCATTTTCGCCAAAAAAAACCTTAGCGGGCTGAGCGTCCATATAATCTGAGAGGACGTATGCAACGGGGCATCCGCATAGTACTGCCTCTAGCGTAATCCCACTAGGCTCATAGCAATAGAGTAAGCGGCTGTCCTGTAGAATGCGGGCGATTACGCTCCATGGGCGTTCCGGGTAACTGAGGTCAATATGCCCATCATGGAACGATGGTGGCAGTTTGTTTTTGAAGATTCGATACTTTCTGGCGTAAAAGCATACTTTCCGCCGCTCTGTTTGTGGCTGGTTGTTGTGGTAAATCAAGGGGTCAATGGTGGGGATGGTTAGTATCTTTGCTGACATTCCTGGAGATACAAAATAATCGTCATACGCATATAGAATGTCTGTGGCATCGAATTCGATTGGGCCGCCAATATGCCCTGGGCGATTCAAAAGATAACGCACAACGCACAATGCGTTAAATGGATTGCCGTGCACTATCTCCGGATAGACGGCAATCGGTTTAAATCCGTGTTTTTGCAATTCCCGACAGAGTTCTGGCATGGCACTAACCGAACAATGTGGCGTATTTAACTGCGGGTGCGTTTTATCACACGCCAAGATAGCTCTATATCCCAGTTCGTTCAGTGCGTGACATAGTAGATGCATGACACGGACGCCGCCGCTAATGGGCGTATAGTCCGGAGCGTAGATCAAATATGGATGATGCGAGACACCGAATAGTGATCTATGCATGACTGCCGGGGGCGATATGACCCGCTTCGTCGAACACCGGATCGCCCAAACGATAGAACCGGAAGCCGCCACCGCCTTGCCAGCCCACGGCCTCGGAAATCCCGCCCTGTTCGCCGTCGATCACCTTGCGCAGACGGGGGGCGCAATGGGTGACGGCGTGTTCACCCATTTCGATGCCGATATAGCGACGGCCCATTTTATGGGCCACAGCAGCGGTCGTACCGGAACCAAGGAAGGAATCTAAGACAAGATCGCCGGGATTAGTGGCAATATCGAGAATACGCTTGAGCAATCTCTCTGGCTTAGGAGTATCGAAAGCATTATCAGGGCCGAACAATGTATTTATTTCTTTCTTTGCTTCTTGGTTATGGCCTACTTCATTGTTTACCCACCATGTCCATGAACTGATGCCTATAGACTCAGATAAGTAAGTTTTGACGCGGGGTCTGGCTTTCCCATCCCGTCCAAACCACATTCTTCCTTCTTGACACAAACGAAGAAATTCGCTTTTGACGTTTGCCCAGCACCTTCCCGGCGGCGGTTCATATTCAGCCTGACCAGGCGTTGTAATTTTATACATTTGATTAGGCCGCCAGCCTTGAGCAGTAAAGTCAGTTGATACCCAAGAGCCGCGTGGATCGTTATCGGGGTTTTTAAAATTGCTGGCTTGACTATTAGAAAATTTCATTTTGTTAAATGAGGCTAATTCGGCTGTCTGAGCAAACACAAGAATGTGGTCATGAGCTGCCCCCAAATGAATACGTGCATCTGGTGATGTTCTTTTTTGCCATAACGCATTAGCAACAAAATTCTTCCGTCCGAAAATCTCATCCATGATGACCTTCAGATAATGCCCCTCATTATCGTCAATCGAAACCCAGATACTCCCGTCTTCGGATAGCAGCTTGCGCAACAATTCAAGGCGCGGATACATCATCGCCAGCCATTGGCTATGCTCCAGATTGTCGTCGTAATGCTCGAAGGCGCTGCGGGTGTTGTAGGGCGGATCAATGTAGATGCACTTCACCTTTCCGGCATAGTACGGGAGCAGGGCCTTCAAGGCGTCCAGATTGTCGCCCTGAATAAGCATGTTGCCGCTGTCGCGGTCACCGTTGGACAGGTCCGGGATTTCTTCGAGAAGACGGTAGGGTGCACGAGTGGCACTGTGAATATCCTCCTCGCGGGTCAACCAGTGTAAAAGCGGCATGGATTCCCTTTGTTCATTAGAATTCTTGATCTTTTATCGGGTACTACAGCCAGGGGATTTCCGCAATCCCCGTTATTACTTCTCCCCATCTCCTGCCCCGCGAATAGCGCGATAACCGCGTTTTTCCTTCTGCCTGCGGATTTTCGCGCATGCCTCAATGGCGGCGGCCTCGGTCTCGAACCAGCTTTCCCGAACCGTGCCCGGATGCCCGATCCGGCCCCATTCCCGGATTAGCGTCCAGGAACCGAACAGGGTTTGGGCCACGGCCAGGGTATAGAAGCGCTGCCGGTCGTTGGCCGGCTCCCGCCGCTCAAGGTGGATCGTGGTCATCGTTCTGCCCGCCGGGGTTGTTCCCTTTCCCCTACCCTACCCGGCCATCAGACCAGACCGCGCTTTTGCTCCCATGCCTCCAAAGCCTCGCGTAACAGCTCGTTCAATTTAAGGTCGGCCTCGGCGGCGCGTTGACGGAAGCGGCGGCGGAATTCCGCATCCACCTTGAAATTCAGCGGAGCGCTTGCTGCCGGAGACAGGGCGGGAGAGGATTCCGGTTTGCGCCCGGTAGCATCGGTGGAAGGGCCTGCCTTGCCCTTGACCGCGACCAGGGAAGAGGACAAATCAGCGGCTTTCTTGCTAGACATATTTCGTTCCTGCTTTCTTTCGTGCTTTCTTGTTATCGGTCATTCTGTCTTTCAAGAAAGACCAGAGGTCGGTGACTTCGGCGGCGCTGCGTCCTTTCGGGTCGATCTCAAGGACCGTCCGCCCGTCGATCATCGAAGCGGCATAGTCCACCCGATCATGGACAATGGACGGCGCGACCACGCCATGCTCGGACAAGGCGGCCATGGCCTGAACGGTCAGGCGGCTATTGGGCTTGGCCTGGGTCACGGCAAAGGCAAAGGGCCGATTGGCGGTCACAGCCAATTCGACGGTGCTCCCCACGGCGCGTAAATCGTGGGGGCTGGGCCGGGTCGGGATCAAAACAAAATCGGCCTGCGCCACCACGGCGCGGATGGATTCGGTAATCGCCGGAGGCGTGTCGATAAAGGCGTAGGCATAGCCCGCCTTGTCCAGGGCCTCCAGCTTGTCGGAAAGCTCCTTGAGCGTCACGGGAGCGAAAGCCGGGGTTTGCGCCTCCCGTCCGTTCCACCACGCGGCAAGCGATGCTTGTGGGTCCGTGTCGATCAGAACGCAAGGGCCGTCGCCGGATTGTTCGGCGGCCACCGCGATATGGGCAGCGAGTGTGGTTTTTCCGACACCGCCCTTCTGACTGGCGAGAACAATGATTTTCATTGTCGTCCTTTCGTTTTATCTGCCTTTCGTGCTTTCTTCTCAAACAGAAAGCCCGTTTTCGTTCCATCTGGTTTAGCATAGAAAACGAAGCCACGAAAGCACGATTTTCCTCTTATCGCTGCAAAACCGGGCTTGGGGCGCGCTCCGCAGCCAGGCCGGGGCGGGGTCCTGCCGCCCTCAGCACATCGTTCCAGTCCGCGCCTTCGCCTTCGGGATAGCGGTCGATCAGGGCAAGGTCCGCCCGGTCGGTGGCCGCGGCGATGGCCTTGATCTCCCCGGCAAGATGGTGCCCGCCCGCGTCATGGTTGGTTGCGATCTGGATCGCCGCGCCCGGCGGGAGTTTACGGAAAGCGGATTCAAGGAGCTGGCGCTGTGTGGGGTTCATCTCGCCCGCGATGGAAAAATAGCGGGTTGCCTCGGGCCTGTGGAGCGCGTGATAGCTCAAGGACTCGATGGCGCTTTCGGTGATGACCAGGTTCTGGTCGCCGCAGTCATGCGCGGAATACCAAAGCCCTTTCTGCCCCCCCTTGGCGAAGCCCTTGAAGCGGGTGTTGCGCAGCTCGAAGCCACAAAGCCCGTCCCGGTCATGGTGGGGAAAGACGGCGTTGCCGTGCCGGTCCGTGTAAATCCTGCCGGCAAAGCGCGGATCGGCCAGCACAGCGATGGGGATACACCGCTCTTGCTCAAGATAGGGGTGCGCGCTCTGAACGGGTCGCATGGCGGCGAACTGCGCCCGGATGCGGGCCAGGTCTCTGGAAATAGGCTCCACGTCGCCTACAAAGCGTTCTGGGGTGGGTTTGCCGGGTGGGTGAGGGGAAGCGCCCACCCACGGCCTGAGCGCCTTACGAGCCCCGCCAAGGTCAAGACGCTGCCGGTTCTGGATGAAGTCGATGATCGTGCCGTTGTCGGCATCGTCCCGGACCGAGAAATAAATCCAGTGCCCGCTGCTGGCATCCCTGCCGATGATGATCTTGTCGCCACCAGGGCCGCGCATGGCGACGCTGTTCCGGCTGCTCTCGCTGCGGTCGAGGACATAGCCCTGCGCCGCCGCGTATTCGGTCAGGTTGATCTGCTGCTTGAAGTCGTCGATTTCCTGCTGACGGGTTGGAAGCATGGCTTGACCATAGCCGGACGGTAGGAAAAGGAAAGCCCATTTTCTCTTTCCTATTGCCCGTCTTTTTCCGATTTTTGGCGCTGGCGAAATTTTGTCCAGATCGGCCTGTTTCTTAACTACAGGTGTTTTTAAAAATATAGGTGTATATAGGGGGAAGCATAACTATATGT